TTAATTGCTCTTGAAATCTTAAAATACCTTGATTCAGACTCTTATTCCTTACGTGAAGTCGAACGTTAAATAGAAATAAGGAGATAGCAACCTCCTTTATAAAAGTTCTGTTTTATTTTTTAAAACAGGAGCTAAAATGTCTAATTTACCAGTAGATAGAGACAGTAATTACATGAGAGAGATGTGGGGTACAAGTCATTTAATTACTGATTATGGCGAAACACCTCAAAAAAGAGTCATTCAAGAGGTTATGCACGACTTAGCACCAAAACATGATCTCAAAAAACAAGTCGAGTTGCATGAAAAAATCAGAAATGATGAAGATTATGATGATTGGTCCTATGGAACGGAACCAATCTATGGTTCTCCTTGGAAATGAGCATAAATAAGTAAAGAAATTTTATTTCCGATGGCAATCACTAGGATATCTAGATCTTTTAAAGATATTAGTTTATCTTTTGATCCACATCCTGTGACGAAGGATCTGCCAATTCTTAAGAATCAGAGTGCAATTATTCGTTCAATTCGTAATTTAGTTGAGACAATCCCAAATGAGAGATTTTTTAATTCGACTTTGGGATCAAATGTTCGCTCAAGTCTCTTTGAATTTGTGGATTTTGGTACAGCATCAATCGTAAGAGACCAAATTATAAATGTTGTCTCAAACTATGAACCTAGAGTAACTGATGTTGAAGTTCAGGTAGATCCAAGACCAGACACAAATGAATTTGAAGTTACTGTTATTTTTAACATTATCGGACAAGAAGTTCCAACACAACAGTTTTCCTTTATATTAGAGGCAACAAGATAAAATGCCTTTTACCAAATTTACTAATTTAGATTTTGATCAGATAAAGACCTCAATCAAAGATTATCTGCGAGCCAACTCAACATTTACTGATTTTGATTTTGAGGGGTCTAATTTTTCTGTCTTAATCGATACATTAGCATATAACACTTATATCACGGCATTTAACTCAAACCTAGTTGTAAATGAATCTTTTCTAGATTCTGCAACAGTAAGAGAAAACGTTGTCTCTTTGGCAAGGAATATTGGGTATGTTCCTCGCTCCAGAACCGCCTCAGGCGCTGTAGTTTCCTTTACGGCACAACCAACCAGTTCGACAGCAACTCTTACCTTACAGGCGGGTCTAGTATGCACTGGGAGCGCAAGTGGGTCATCATACGTCTTTTCCATTCCAGATAATGTAACTGCATCAGTAAAAAATGGTATTGCATCTTTTGATAGTTTAACCATTAAGCAGGGAACTTTTTTAAAGAAACAATTTACCGTTGATGGTTCTCTGGATCAAAGATTTATACTAGACAACTCATACATAGACACTTCAACGATTCGTGTTTATGTAAAAGGAACAAGTGATTCTGGACTTGGAAGAGAATATAGTCTTGTTGATAATATTTTTGAAATTAATTCAAATTCTGAGATCTACTTAATTCAAGAAATCAAAGATGAAAAGTATGAACTTCTTTTTGGAGATGGTAGATTTGGTAAAAAATTAGAAAATAATTCGGTCATTACCGTAACATATATTATTACTGACGGTAAATCTGGAAATGGGGCAAGTTCTTTTAATTTTGCAGGAACATTCAAAAATGAAAGCAATGTAGTTGAATCTATTAACAATACCGTTACAGTCACAACTGTTCAAAAGTCTCAGAATGGATCTGACATTGAGAGTATCGATTCAATCAAAGCTTTTGCACCAAGACTTTATAGTTCTCAGTATAGAGCAGTTACTGCAAGAGACTATGAAACTATTATTAAATCAAAAGTATATGCAGATACTGAATCCGTATCAGTAGTTGGTGGAGAGGATCTTACACCACCTCAATATGGAAAGGTTTTTATTAGCATTAAACCTAAAAATGGCACATATGTTTCAGATTTTAATAAGCAGCAAATAAAAAATAAACTTAAGCAATATACGGTTTCGGGAATAAATCCAGAAATTATTGATTTAAAAATATTGTATGTGGAAATAGATTCTTCAATCTATTACAACTATTCTCAAGTATCTAATGTAGAAGATTTGAAAACCAATGTTATTAAATCTCTTAATTTATATTCGCAGTCCCCAAGTTTAAATGCTTTTGGTGGGAGATTTAAATACAGTAAAGTTCTTCAAGTAATTGATAATACTGATGCGGCAATTACTTCAAATATTACTAAAGTTAGAATTAGAAGAGATCTCAAGGCTCAGATTAATTCTCTAACTCAATATGAAATTTGTTATGGAAATAAATTTCATATCAATTCAAGTGGAAAAAATATTAAATCTACTGGATTTAAAATTTCTGGTTCTTCAGATACTGTTTATTTTACTGACACTCCACATACAAATTCAGATGGATCCTTCACAGGAACAGGAACGATTGCCATTGTGAAAGAAACTCCAGTTTTAGTGGGTGTAGGCACAACAGTATCGTTAAAGACACAAGTTGTTGTAAAAGATGCGGGAACAGTAAATTATACTACTGGAGAAATAAGATTAAGCTCTTTAAACATTACATCAACAGTTTTAGATCAAGATATTATTGAAATTCAAGCGTTTCCAGAATCAAACGATATTGTTGGATTGAAAGATTTATATTTGTCATTTAACATATCAAAAAGCAAAATAAATATGATTAAAGATGTCATCGCTTCTGGTGATGATGTGTCTGGAGTTGTCTTCTCAACTAATGATTACTACAGGTCAAGCTATTCGAACGGGGAATTAACGAGGTCGTAATATGATACAAACGGGATTTGAATCCAGAGTAAAAGTACAACAAATAATTGATAGTCAACTTCCTGAATTTATTTTAGACGAAAATCCAAAAGCGTCTGAATTTTTAAAGCAGTATTATATTTCTCAAGAATATCAAGGTGGACCTGTTGACATTGCGGAAAACCTTGATCAATACTTAAAACTTGATAACTTAACTCCAGAAGTGGTGGTAGGATTTACATCGCTTTCTTCTGGGATTTCATCGACGACAACCACAATCGAAGTATCCACAACAAAAGGATTTCCTCAAAGTTATGGTTTATTAAAAATTGATGATGAAATTATTACATATACAGGGTTAACCACAAATACTTTTACTGGTTGTATTCGTGGTTTTTCTGGTATCACCAATTATCATAGAGATTTAAATTCCGAAGAATTAGTTTTTTCCACCTCCAAAAAACAGTCTCATGTTGGATTATCTACTGTACAAAATTTAAGTGCATTATTCTTACAAGAGTTCTATAAAAAAATAAAGTATACTCTAACTCCAGAGTTAGAAAATAAAAATTTTGTTTCAGATTTAAATGTTGGAAATTTCATAAAAGAAGCAAGAACTCTTTATGAATCCAAAGGAACAGAGGAATCTTTTAGAATTCTTTTTAATGTTTTATTTGGAGAAACTCCAAAGATAATTGATTTAGAAAATTTTCTTGCTAAACCATCATCTGCAACATATGTAAGAAGATCTGTAGTCGTTGCTGAAGCAATTTCTGGAGATCCTCTTAAATTATCGGGGCAAACAATTTTTAAAACCACAGATTCAAATACTACTGGATCTGTATCTGAAGTAGAAATAATTTCTAGAAAAGGAAAAACCTATTATAAACTTTTACTCTTTATTGGATATGATGATTCATTCCCAACAATTACTGGTGCATTTAATATTACAGGGAATACAAAAAATTTAAATTATGTAAGCGCGGGCAGTTCCATTATTACAGTAGATTCTACAGTTGGATTTCCAAAATCTGGAAAAATTTATTCTGGAACAAATGTAATCTCGTATACTGATAAAAGCGTTAATCAATTTTTTGGTTGCTCTGGAGTAACTTCTGGAATTTCTACAGCATCTTCTTTATATTCTGAAGAGACATATTATGGATATGAAGATGGAGATCTATCTAAAAAAGTTGTCTTAAGAATCACAGGGGTTTTATCGGGATATGAATCATTTACAAATGATTCTTTTATTCAAGTAGGAGAAAAAATATCTGTTAGAAACATTGGTGAAATTATAAAAAATCCAGCGTCTAATCCATCATACAAAGAAATTTTTGCAAACAGTTGGATCTATAATACAAGTTCAAGATATCAGGTAGATACTTTTACATCTTCATCAGTCACACTAAAAACTGCTGCAGATAATTCCAGTTTAAAAGTTAATGATTATGTTGATATTCTTTCTGAAGGAACTGAAACTGTTTTAGGTGAAAATTTACAAGTTCAATCAATCACCAATGGTAATAAAACAATTACATTTTTTGAAAGTTTTAGTCTCCCCTCTGATGGAAACTATGAGATTAGAAGAAAAATTAAAAATGCAACTAGTTCTTCTGTCTCTTTAAAGTACGATCCTGTTACATCAGATGTTCAGAACGTTTATAATGAAAATGATGAGTATATGTATGTTGCGTCAAATTCATTACCTTCATATACAATATCTAAATCTCTTTTTTCATATGATGCCGCTGGTGTTGATGACCAAAATGCAACTACAGGACTATATTCAAAAATTGTATTTTCCAATCCAGTTTCTTTTATTACTGGAAGTGAAGTATATTACAAACCATCTATAAGTCCAATTTCTGGTTTATCTGAAGGTGTGTATTATGTTGAGGTTTTATCAGGAAATCTTGAGATTAGATTATATGCATCAAGATCAGTTATAGGTTCTTCAAATTATATAAATTTTGGTAATCTTACTACTGGAACTCACAAATTTACGTTAAATTCTCAAAAAGAATTACAATTAGCACCACAAAAAATTCTTAGAAAATTTCCACTATCAGTTAATATCGGTGATGGTGAGTCAGAAGTAACAACTCCAGGTGCTGTTGGCATTTTAAAAAATGGAGTTGAAATTTTAAATTATAAATCAACTGATAAAATTTATTATGGTCCTCTAAATTCGGTTAATGTTTTAAACGGTGGTTTTGGATATGATGTTATTAATCCACCACTTTTAACACTATCTTCTGGAGATGCATTAGTTCAACCAGTTGTAAAAGGATCAGTTGAAAAAATTTATGTAACTCCACAAGATTTTGATATTGATGTTATAGTTTCTATTGCTATAACTGGTGGAAATGGTTCTGGTGCATCATTTGAACCCGTAATAGAAAGAAGAAGAAGAGAAATCGAGTTTGATGCAAGACAAACAACGTCTGGTGGTGGAATAGACATTACTTTTGACACTATTACTTTCTCTACAAAACATAATTTAATAGATGGTCAGCCCATTGTCTATAGACCAGAAAATAATCCTTTATTAGGTATTGGTTCTTTTGGTGGTTCAAATGCATCCAGTGGAAACACCTTAAAGAGTGAGAACACATACTATACAAAATATATTAGTGATACCACGATACAACTTTATCAATCTTTATCTGATTATAGGTCTGGCATAAACACTGTCGGTTTTACAACCATTGGAACTTCTGGTATTCAGAAATTTGCCACTGAACCAAAAAATACACTAACTCAAATTAAAGTTATAAATGGTGGTAGTGAATATTCGAATAGAAAACTTAGAGTTTCTCCAACAGGAATTTCAACACAAAATGATATAATTTCTTTCACAAATCACGGGCTCAATGATGGTGAACTAATTACATATTCAAATACAGGAACATCTGTTTCTGGTTTATCCACTGCAAGTCAGTATTATATACTTAAAGTAGATGATGATAAATTTAGAGTAGCATATGCTGGAATAGGTGGAACGATAAGAAGCAATTATATAAGAAGAAATAATGTAAGTCTTGCTTCTACCGGAAGTGGTTATCATATTTTCAATTATCCAGAAATTTCTCTTAATGTTCAGTATACTGCCGTTGGTTTAGGTAGCACTCAATTTAGAGGGTCAATTTCAGCATTACCAATTGTAAGAGGAAAAATTACAGACGTATATGTATATGAAAATGGCACCAATTATGGTTCCAACATTTTAAATTATCATAAGAAACCATCAATCACCATTAAAAATGGTAAAAATGCACAATTAAGTCCAATTATTATCAATGGTAGAATTAATGATGTTTATATTCAATATGGTGGAGATGAATATTATTCAACTCCAGATATTGAAGTTTCTGGAATTGGCACTGGTGCTGTTTTAAAACCAGTTGTTGTCAATAACAAAATCACAGATGTAATCGTTGTTAATGCGGGTGCAGGATATTCTACAACAGGTACTACCATTAATGTAAAACCTGCAGGAAAAAATGCAATTTTTGATTATGAAGTGAGATCTCTTAGCGTTAATAATAACGTTATTTACAATTCAATTAATGATACAACTTTTGCTGCCAATGAAATTATTGCATCTTC